GCGAGGTTGAATTGGCTGCAGGATCAGGAAGGTTCGTCATCGAAGAGAGCGAGCGCTCTAGCCTGCGCTTCGGCAAGCGGAGTCTGCGCCACAACGGCGTTCAGTTCGACCAGGCCAAATGCGTGACAGTGCGCGGCAACAGTATGTTGCCGGTGCTGCGCGACGGCGCCACCGTCGGTGTTAATGCCGGCAAGTGCGGGATCGGCGATATCGTCGATGGCGACCTTTATGCCATCAACCATAACGGCCAGCTGCGGGTGAAACAGCTTTATCGCCTGCCTACCGGGATACGCCTGCGCAGCTTCAATCGCGATGAACATCCGGACGAGGACTACACCTTCCAGGAAATCCAGGAAGAGCAGATCGTCATCCTCGGTCACGTCTTCTGGTGGGGCATGTACGCCCGTTAACCTCACTGCTGTCAGATAAAACCCGCCATTGAGCGGGTTTTTTTTCGCCAGCCATAAACCACCAGCGCCTTTGTTTGCGGGGGGGGTTCATGCGTCCATGCATTTCTGAGGTGTAAATAAATGCATCAATGCATTGACTGTATATGCATCCATGCATATTCTTTGTCTCAAGCCGCTCAACAAAGCAGCTCGAAGCAAAGCTCTTCAGTTCCACCACAAAGGCAGCGATGAACCGGCCTCAACGGTTCAGAGGGTTGGCAACTGACCCGGGTGTGCAGCGTAAAGCACCANAAGCAGTTATCCGGCGGGCANGGACCGCGGTCGGAAAAACAATATGAATGGACCCGTACCGCGCCAGTAGCGCCGAAAGGTCGATGCGAAGGACCGCATTCTGAAAAGCCCGGTTAGCGCCGGGCTTTTTGGAATGCCCACCTCGTCCGAGGTTTATCAACCTCAACTACAGAAAGGATTCGGCAGAAGCCAGGAGGCATCTCGATGATGAAAGATTGCAGATGTGGGCAGTGCAAAAGACTTCTCGCCCGAGTGGGTGAGTACACCGAGCTCCAGATCAAATGCTCCCGATGCGGGACATTGAATCATGTGAAGGCCGCGAGCCTTGAGCGATCGCCATTGAGCGACATGAAAGCGCAATCCAGCGCACCAAACCATTCGACTCAATAGGTGATAAACATGGCAGGACCACTTGGACCACCCCGTATTCAATTCACAAACAATGGCAGCCCGGTGTTGCCACCGCGCAACTCGATGAGCCCGGGTCAGTATCTCGAATCGCCGAGCAAGCGGTTCAAACTGCTGCTGCAACCGGACATGAACCTGGCGCTCTACGATAATGGTGCACTGGCATGGGTGGCTGACGGGAACGCTTATACGAACACCCTCAATCCTGTAGCAGCGGTGCCTAACTGTTTCTACGTGTATTACAGCGGGGTTCTTGTAGACCACACCCGTAATCGTTGCTGGTCGACAGTCAATACCACGGCAGTGGACAGTATCGAGGCAGCCGCGAATCGCACTTATCTTCAAGTGCAGGACGACGGCAACATTGTGATCATCGACTCGCAGACGCTCTGGAATGGTACTCCGTCAATTCCCGTCGTGACCGGAAGCTCCGCGGTCATTTTTCCGGGCCCATCCGAGTTGGTCCGAGGGCAGCCTTACTTTGCCGGTGACGGCGCCATCATCTTCCAGGGCGACGGCAACGTTGTGAACTACGGCCCGAACTGGAGTGTTCGCTGGGCCAGTTACACGCAGAACAAAGGCGCGGTGAAGGCGGTGTTCCAAGCAGACGGCAACTTCGTTGTTTATGCAGCGAATGACGTTCCGCTTTGGAATTCGGGAACCGCTGGCCGTCCGGGGGCTTCTCTGCGCCTTCAACCCAATGGCAGCCTGGCGATCGTTCAGGATGTGCCTGTCTGGGCGCGTTTTGGCTATACGCCGATCATTCGCGCTCGAAAAATCTACTACCCGGACACCACAAGTCCCGAGCATAACGGTACTGCACCGTATCCAACTTACGGTCATATCGGTTGGGAGTTTTAAAGGTAGAGCCAAGGACTCCCTGCCAGGTGGCAGGGAGTTTGATTTATTGTGCAGGATTTTTTCGTTTTGGGCCGTTCATCCCCCCAGGAGGCGTGACATGACAAACGAGCAACAAGCGTTGCTGGATATGCCGATCTGGCTCGTCATCGTCCTCGCCCTGGTGGGTGGGGTGTCCGGCGAAATGTGGCGCGCCGACAAGGAGGGCGCTCGCGGCTGGTCATTGCTGCGGCGTCTGGCCTTGCGATCCGGGGCCTGCATGATCTGCGGGGTCTCGGCCATCATGCTGCTGTATGCCGCCGGCATGTCGATATGGGCGGCCGGCGCGTTCGGTTGCCTTACCGCGATGGCCGGAGCGGATGTCGCCATCGGTCTTTATGAACGCTGGGCGGCCAAGCGGATTGGCGTTTGCGAAGTGCCGCCGCGAGATACCCGCCAGGATCAATGACCACCAAGCCCAATGGAATGGCGAGCAGCGGTGCCGACCGGCATCCGACCCGCACGGACGCGGGTTTCCCAAGGCCAGTACCTTTCACTCAAACCCGCCAACCAGCGGGTTTTTTATCGCCCGGTGAAAACACCATGAAGCTCACCCCACTGATCACCCAGCTGCGCGATCACTGCCCAACCTTCGCCGATCGTTTCGCCGCCAGCATTCTGGAGGCTATATGACCGTTACGCAGCAACAACTACAGATCGTTATGCCCAACGCCTGCTCCCAAGCAGGCGTTTTCATTTCTGCGCTCAACACCGCCATGACCCACCGCAACATCAACAACCCGAAACGCATCGCTGCGTTCCTTGCGCAAGTCGGTCACGAGTCGGGGCAGTTGCAGCACGTGCGTGAGTTGGGCAGCGCTCAATACTTGAGCAAGTACGACACTGGCGCTCTGGCTATGCGCCTGGGTAATACGCCAGAGTCCGACGGCGACGGTCAAAAATACCGTGGCCGAGGCCTGATTCAGATCACGGGGCGCGACAATTATCGTCAGTGCAGTCTCGGACTCTTCGGTGATGATCGTTTGCTGTTTTTGCCAGGACTTCTGGAAAAGCCCCGGTGGGCCGCTGAATCGGCTGCCTGGTTCTGGGAGCAAAATGGCTTCAATGAACTGGCCGACCGCGACCAGTTCAACAGCATCACCCGCCGCATCAACGGCGGCCTGAACGGGCTGCAAGACCGTTTGCAACTCTGGGCGCGGGCAAGGGCGGTGTTATGCCAGCCTACGGTTTGATCCCGATGTCTTACCGCGTCGTTGGCGTTGTTGTGTTTCTGGCTGTGTTGTCCGGCGGCTCGGCGGCGCTGACCTGGCGCTTTCAGGATTGGCGTTATGGCCGGCAACTGGCGGAACTGGCCAGCGTGCAAGCCGAGACTCTGAATCAGCTGAAGCTGGCAGCCGCAGCGCAGCATCAGGCTGAGCAGGACAAGCGTTTGGCGCTGGAGCGGCGTCTTTCGACCAGCGAACAAACCTATTACCGAGTGCTTGGCGATGCCCAACGTGATCAAGGTCGCCTGCGCGATCGTCTTGCCACTGCTGATGTGCGCCTGTCAGCCCTCCTCGATGCCCATGACGCTGCCTCTGTCTGTACAGTGCCAACCGCCTCCGGAGCCAGCCGCGTGGATCATGGAGCCGCGCGCGCCCGACTTGACCCGGCGCATGCTCAGCGAATTGTCGCCATCACCGACGCCGGCGACCGCGGATTGATTGCCTTGCAGGCCTGTCAGGCTTACGTCAGAGCCCTCGCTCGCTAACATTTTGATCGATCCTGCGCCTTGCAAGCGCGTTACGCTCGTGTACGGTAGTTCTCATTCCGCAGCTCAGGAGATGACCGTGAAAGAAATCACCCAACTGGCCGCTGAACTTGGCAGGCGCATGCAGGTTCTCAATGCCCACGTCACCGCCGCAGAGTCCTGCACCGGCGGCGGGATCAGCGAGGCGATCACCCGGATTCCGGGGAGTTCGGCATGGTTTGAGGCTGGTTACGTGACGTACTCCAACCGTCAGAAAATCTTGCAACTGAATGTGCCAGAGGCGTTGTTCGAGACGGTGGGCGCGGTCAGTCGCGAGGTGGTCGAGGCCATGGTGCTGGGCGCGCAGGACAAAAGTCATGCGCGTTTTGCCGTTGCGGTCAGCGGTGTGGCGGGGCCGGACGGCGGTTCCGCGAGCAAACCGGTGGGCACTGTCTGGCTAGCCTGGGGCGTCGGGGAAGCGGTGTTCAGCGAGGTCCAGCACTTCCCCGGCAACCGCGACGAGGTCCGCCGACAAACGGTCAAGGCCGCGCTAGAGGGGCTGCTGCGCCATGCCGCTGGAGAAATCTCAAATCAGGGGTAGGCGATCCTGAAACGCTGTGGAATAATACTGTCTACTTATACAGGTGTTGGCCGTCAGGCCTTATTGATTACGTGAGGACTTTAATGGACGACAACAAGAAGAAAGC